CTTCCACCACGCGACCGGCCAGCCTCAAGCCACGGATGCGGTACACCCTGACCAAGCGCATGCCGAATATCCGCTTCCTGTTGATGCATCCAATCCGGGAAGGACATTCCTTCCGGCACCTTCGCCAGTTGCGGCACCACCCCGGCATGAGTCAACAACCACCCATCCACGAACGTATGACACCGCATCCGCGCCCAATCTTTCAGTGTGTACTGTGGACGAATGATCGACGCCCGCAGATCGGAGTAGCCAGAACACCGAAAGGCCCGGATGCTGAACGCATAGTGAAGGTCGTGATTGCCCCACAACATCGTCCACTTCGGATCATGCAGTTTCTTCTTGACCCATGCGGTGATCGTGTGAGTGACTTCTGTCACACCGTTCCACGAATCCCAATAGTCGCCAAGGCACACGACCGCATCCGCTTGCGCGGCGCGCTCTTCGGCCTGTTGGAGATAGATGGCGTCTTCGTGGATGTCGGCAACGATTAAGGTTTTTGGCATAGAACTTGGGTCGCACCATACTGTGCGATGAAGTAGGCGTCCGCAAGGTCTGAGAAGGGACTACCCGTTCCTTTCATTTTCGACCCATACACGCTCTTCAAATCCATGTTTATGCGCTGGCTAAAAGCCTCATACATTGCCGGTTTGTCGGCTGTCCCTTTGCCGGTCCCGTGCTTCTTGGCGACCGTGGGCGCAATGACGTGAAACCTCATGCCCTTCATCCACAGATGGTGCTTCAACAAACCCGTGTTTTCGCCGATGTGAAATACCTTGCCGCGCGCGTTGAAGGCGTAGTCTTCCAACCACACTTCTACGTCGCCGCCGGTTTCCATTTCGATCCACCCGACAAAGGTCTGTGCAAGGAAATCAAACCGGGCTTCCTGTGAATCAGTCTCCGGGTACGGAACCGCTTCGATGTTTTTCAATGGGGACTTTTTCTTCGAGTCCATCACGTAGATGAACTTCGTAGATGCAAAATCGGCTGGCGCGTGCATATCGATGCAAACACCAGCCGGACAAGTCATCGAATAGTCGATGCCGACCACGTATCGTGGTTTAGTCGTCATCGTCCTCATCCGCCGGTTCTAGGTCGTCATCGTCTTCTTCGTCTAGGTCCAGTGGCTCTCCGCAAAAAGGGCAAAATTGTGGCCCGTCAAAGGCTTCGTCGAATCGAAGAACAAACGTCGATTCACAGTACTGGCAAATGATGCTAAGTTTCCGAAAGTCACTCATGCTGACACTGTTTAGGCGTCCGCAATTTTTGACATACAAGTGCGGTTATCTCTTAAGTACTTGATCTACAAGGACCCTGAAAATTTCCGTCATTCCTTCGAGTTGACGCTTGCATCGGGAGTCAAACGACACGTCATCGCGATGGTAAGACACGATCTCAAATTCGACACCGGAGTGAAACCGTTCGAGCGGAAGCATATGAGCCGCGATGCTGTGGGCAAGCTGCGTTAAACGAGTCCCGGTGAATTTCTCTTCGCCAAGATATTCGTTGTCCTTGGTGCGGCTGTACGAAGCAAACTCCACGGAAATGCTGATCGATTCTGCCATCGGTTGATATTTACAGGAACCCTGTTGTTCAGAAACAAAAAGGCCGGACCCGAAGGCCCGGCCTCTTGACATATCGCTCTTTCAGGTTAGCGAATCGGGCATGCACCCGACACACATTCTTGCGACTCCAGATCACCTTCCGCGATCTGATCGAAGTCGATAGCCTTGACCCGCGAAGACAAGCGCTGGAACTGTTCCTTGCTGATCTTCTCTTTCGGGGCTTGCTTGAACCCGTGATCGGAATGGCACAGGAAGCTGATCGTCTTGATGTACTGAAGATTTTCAGCCAACCACGCCTTCAACTCCGGGATCTCTTCTTTCTTGTAGTAGACCGTCACCGACACCGACTGATCCGCCCAATGCTGTTGGGCCATCTTGACGACATCCAATTGCTTCCACGTGTCCCAATCTTCGTCCGCGACCGGCATGCCTTCCGGTGCTTCCACGTAGAAATCCACCACCATCGTGTTGTTATCGTAGGTGCCATCGAAACGGATCACCGGTTCCATCTGGTGCTTGGCAGCACGAAGGATCGGGATCAACGGATCGTTCGCCGCGAAACGGACACGCTGAATGATGTAACGGGAGAATGCCGGATGGATGCCTTCGTAGCCGTGCTGGTCAAGCAACTTGCTCACCGTGCCGGAAGGCTTCACGACCGTGGTGCGGATGGATTCGGGTACCTTGAGTTCCTTCGAGTAACGAACGTTCTCATCTTGGATCGCCGCATACACCTTGTCCAAGGTCTTGGGGTTGAACAGCGGGCTTGCCAAGCATCCAGTGATGCCGGTGCCGATACGCATGTTCCGATGCACGACCGACTGAATGGAAGGCTGGTGATAGGTTTCCATCGCGACGCGCTTGCCATAGCGATGCATGAGCCGTGCGCCTTCGATGAATTCACCTTCGTCTTCCAGATTCATCAGCGGGAGTTCCTGAAGATTGCAGTTCTCACCCGACTCCAGTGTCGCTTCAGCACAAGGATTGACGCCTTCCGCCGTGTCCGGCTTCAGTTCACCCATGCGGCCATACTTCTGGATGTTGGTGCGATTGACAATGCCAAACGGTTCACCGTCTTCGTAGGTCTTCCAGAAGGCCGGATGAAGGTCTTCCACGTCGTCTACAACGACGCTGAAATTGGCAAACGCCCGGTACGTCGGGATGTTGCCAAGGGACCACCGCTTCGCCGCCAAGTACACTTTGTCGTAGGGGTCGCCAAGGACGATGATCGCAGAGCGCCGGACATTGCCAGCAACGACCATTTCACCGGTGACACAGATGATGTCCGCCGCGTCCAGCGGACGGATGTGCTTGCCTTCCCGCTCTTTCAGGATGTTGCACAGCTTCTCCACAAAGCCAATCAACGGAATCGGGCCGGACGCAACGCCACCAAATCCTTTGATCTTCTGACCATACCCACGGATACAAACCGTGGAATACGAAAAGGACTTTCCGGTCACGAAGAACGATTCGAGCACGCGCCGCGTTAGCTCACACCAACCTTCGCGGGAGTCCGGCACGATGTAGTCAGCATCGTTCGTGTCCTTGTGAACAATCGTGACATCACGCTTGACTTTGGGCAACTTCGACACGAACCGGTTCTCAACACTCATTCCAACGCCGCCGCCCAACATCAACATGTCTTGGGCGATCACGAAGTTGTTCCAGTCGGCTGTGTTGAAGTAGTAGCAGTTGTTCAGAGCACAACCGCCAATCTTTTCATGCGACGGAGCACCCGAAAACCACAAGCCGCGACCGGCAGGAATCGCCTTGCGGTTCATCATGAAATACCGCAATCGTTCCTTCTCTTGATCGCTCACCGGAACAGTTCGGGTGTTCCCGGCGATCACTCTGTCAACCGTCTCTTTCCATCCCTCTAAAACGCCGTTATCACGACGGCTATATGTCCGGCGATAGACAATCTTCGCCAAATTACTCCATTCATTTTGCATATGCTTGTTTACTCCCGGTCAGATACAATCCAACCGCTAAAATTTGTTCTGGTGTCGCGTTCGTTTTAATGCGATTCGCTAAGCAAGAAATGATCTGTACGTTGTCGCGCACGTATCCTTTGGCTGTATCGATACGATCAAGACTTGGACTATGATCGGTCCAAATTTTTTCGCCAGCCTGTAAAGGAATTCCCAAAATAGGGCAATGAGACGGAATGATGATGTCAGCCGGACTCAATGCGAATTCGAATCCATGCTTCTTTGCGCGCGCTTTAGCTAGATGAAACAGCCGTTTGGCGACTGAACTAGACCAGAAATGTCGGTGGGAGATTTCAGCACTTCCCCATCGCTGAATTCGACTATGATGCATCGCACAGTAATGGGTAGAATGAACAGGCTTCGAGCAACCTGTCACTTCACAAATTTTCTTCATTACTCCTTCCTTCGCCACGTATTTTTGGCGACAAAAATGGCGCGTCAGGCAGCGATGGCTGACGCGCCCGCCAATAAGATTCTGTCGGTTTGAAAACTATCGAATCCTGAAAGCTGTCGGGTATTTAGAAGATCGAACGACCTCTCGAAAAGAGACATTCATCCATACTAGTACAATACCTAACCTCTTTGTTTCGAACAACTTACGACCAAACAAAATTTTGCTTGGTCACTTATATATCGTTCGTGGATGCTTCAGAGAGACGGGAATTCTGTGCCCTCTTTCCAGTACAATTTCCGCATCGACTTGCCGTGCAAGAAAGCCTTCCATGCCAGAATGAACAGGGCCATCAGATCGGTTTGCGCCAGCTTTCCGCGCCGGGCACGATTGGCGATCAGCCGTTGGCGAAGATGATACACCGGGTCCGTTTCTGTCAGGTTCACGCCGGTACGCAACCGCTCGAAGAACGTTTCAGCGGACGGACCACTCTGTTTGTAGAAGAGGCAGAAACACGCGCCGGTGACGCTCTGCATGACCAGATCACGACAACCGTCAGCGATCTGTGATGCCCGTTGCATCAGTTCGAAATTGTTCCGCACGTAATCAAGAATCTGAATGCGCGTCGGGTTCTTGCCGCCTTTCAGGTATTGCGGGCCGTAGTTCTCCATGATGTAGAGAATGCGTCCCACCGCCGCCACGGTCGATGCATAGGGAATGTTCTCCATCTGTGCGACCTGTGACGTGGACCGGCGAAGGCCATTGTCCATGTAGCGGAACGCATCTTCCGGGACGTTCCGCACGACCAGCATGGGAACCGAGAAAGTATCATCCGCGATTCCCGCCAGCGCTTCCATACGGTGTTGACCATTGACCAACACACCATTCACGTCAAACTGAATCGGTTCGCCCGTCAGCTTGAAATTGTAGCTGAGCATGTCCATCCGGTAGCCGCGAACAATGGTGTTGCTCATAGGCCGATTGTTGGACTTGTTCAGCTTCAGGTATTCGCGGGCGGTCGGTGGTGTGATGTTCTCTACCGCCGCCTCAAGTGTCTTGGCTGTGCCTGTTCCGTTCACTTTTCGTTCTCCTGTAGCAGTACGGGATTGCGCGGTTGCTCTTCCTTCTGAACGATGTCTTGAGTGCCGCGCTTCCCGCCCACAACCCACTCCAGACTGTTCAGCCGGGTGAAGGTCAATCCATATTGTGCCGTGAGACGGCCAGCCAAAAAATAGATTGCGTGACGAAGAGTCGGATGGACTGTCAG